CCTTGCGTGCGTATTTTGATTTTAGCGTTTCGGCAAATGACGCATTAGCACCGGCATATTTTTTCATATTCTCTGTAAACCACTTAGGTTCCACTTTGTTCCCTTTCTGGCGAAGCTGCCCAACGGACTTGCGTTAATGGCGTGTGCGACCAAACACGCAAGCCGGATAATCAGAATTAACTCGTTGTGCCAGCGCGTGGCACACGTCCATTGCACGCTTTGTTAGCTTGCTTCTCTGACAGCAGGAACAAACATTTCACGAAACCACGCTTGCGGGCAGGTTTCATCAATAAACGCGAGAGTTTCGCGCCGCACGGCAAACCGAGCGAGTGAAACAATGATTGGGGGGTAATCTTCTGGCGTATCCGACCAGACCCTCGACAGGGCTTCGTTACCCTTTGAAGCCTTCACGCGGGCCATGACTTCATTGCACTGAGATTCACCACAATTGAATAATTCTTTCTTGAGCAGCTCTTCGATTGACATTTTTCTCCTTTGCCTGCAAGGTGCAAGCTAACTTGTGATTTGGACGCAACTGTCCGTCTATATCCATAAAACGGACAAATTGATCGTTATGTTACGGTGCGAATACTGCGCTGTTTGCCCGGTGTTCGCGTGATGAGTTTTTCGCGCTCCAGGATCGCTAGCCTGTGCCGGATTGTTGGCCGGGATATGCCAAATTCGTCAGCTAACTCTTTCTCGGATGGGCCGGGGTGGGCCGCGATGTAATCCAAGAGCGCGGAGCAGGCCGCGACGGTTGCGGGGGTGATGGAGTTTTTAAGCATGTGCGCCTCTATGCTATATCAAGCATTCCAGCGCCGTTTGCCGCGTAGTACTTTTCGACTGCCGAGTACACCTTTGCAGACAATTGCGCTTTCAGGTTTGCAATAGCATCCTGCTCACTCTCGTATTCCGTGTTGCCGCGCCCCGATACATTGTACACACGGTCTGCGCGTTCCCCGTCGCGTGGATCGGTGTAGTGAATAACTGTAGAGTAGTAGGGTACAAACTCTCCATCGGGTTGGATGAGATGAGCGTAGGGGCTGTCGGTCACGTACTCAGTATTGATTGATTTGATGTCCATTTTATTCTCCTGTTTTTTTTATTGTCTATCTTGCTATCATTATACAATACATTGTATACAATGTGTAGCACAAAACGGACATCTTTTAGACCAATTTCTCGGAAGAAAATGTTCATTTTGTGCTAATTCTGCGAACAAAAAAAACCAGCCGGTATAAGCGGCTGGTGGGCAGGGTCTTTTGAGTCATCCTGCGCTAGACTGATTCTATCACTTGTTTTTTAGATTCGCGGGGTTATTTTGTTGACCAAACTGTACCATCCTACCAGGAGTACTAAGACAAACGCCGCCGGAATCAATATACAAGCAATTGATTGAGACAGTTTTTCTCTTTGCGAAATTGTAGCAGGCGGGGAGTAGAAAAAATCTCCTGTTTTTGCTGCGATGGAAGTAGTTTCTATTTCGGTGGTCATCGTAAATCCTTTGGCGTATATGTCCCACCCTCCAGAAAATCCAATTATCCAAATAGTAACCAAAAGAGCGAAAACTATTTTTCCAGTTGCTGGCATTGGTTTTTCTTTCTTTCTTCCCACGTACTGCCGTTCTACCGATTCCGGAGTATGCGCCCACGAATCCGGATTTATCGCATCGGTAATCATGTTTCCGTTTCCGTCGTAATAGTCCATTTTTTATCTCCTGTTTTCGCTCAATTATATCATTGTGTGTGGTAAAATAATCTTGCGTATGATAATCACGCGTATAATAATCACGATTTGATTATGGCGGTGGCTGACCGGGTTACTCTCCTTTCCCGGCTGGCCGCCGCTACTGTTTTGTGTGGTGTAAATTACGCTTGAGCTAATTTACACCACACAAAACATCATTGAGGCAATATGCCGCTATTGGTAATCGCTGACACGCACATAAATAGCAAAATGTCACTATGCCCCGAACTGGTGACGCTTGACGATGGAGATGACTATCACCCAAACAGTTTCCAGCAGCAGCTTCGGGCGGGATATCTTGAGCAGATCGAAACTGTGAAACTGAGATTGTGTAAAAGAAAATCGGGGCGCAGGTTGACCCTGGTGCTCAATGGGGACATTGCGGACTTGGACGCAAAAAACAGGACGAACCAGGTAATCAGTCGTAACGAGGCGGACGTACTGGGTATGACGATTGACACATTGGCAGGGGTGGTCAATATGGCGAATAGAGTCTATGTCATACGCGGTACGTCCCCGGCGCACAGTGGGGCATCCGGCAAAATGGAAGAGCTATACGCCGCCGACATTGGCGCGGAGAAAGACCCGGATCGGGGTACGTCTTCTTGGTGGCATTTGCGCCGCATTTTTGACAATCGCCGTTTTGACATAACGCACCACATCGCAGGTAATACCCCGGCGTCCGTGCATACCCTGGCGCGGAAAATGTATGAGCACTGCAACCGGCGTAAAGCGCCGGATGAGCGCGGGGAACGAATGCCGCATTATGTTGTCCGGTCTCACGTTCACCGCGTTTTTGACACTGGGAAAACTTGGGGGGATATGCGCGTCCTAACTACTCCGTGCTTTGGCCTGCCCGGAGAATATATGTACCGGATTGGCGCGGAGTCGGATTATCCACAGGTGGGCATGGTGTATTTTGATGGGGGTGACGCAGAGCCGGAATTTCTGCTAATGCCGTTCGCGGCGCGAACATGGGAGATAGGAGATAGTATAAAATGACCTGTACATTTACAAAAGTACAGTTGAATCCAGACGTACTTGCGGCTATGGCGCAGTACGCCAAACCGCAATACCAGCCGGGGGATATGACGGTGGAGAGCGCCCTGTCGCAATGGCAATACCCCAACACGCAGGCCGGAAAACTGCGGGCCAGGCGGCTGCTCGAAGAGATGGTTGAGGACGGGGTATTTGAAAAAATAAAGGACGTTATTTTGCCGAATGGTAAATCTGGTAATGCTTATCGGCTAATCAAAAAGGAATCCGGCGATGAGAGTAAAACGCAGTCACATCGAAGAAATTGACGCGAATGTAATCTATTACAAATTTGACTGCGATTGCGGCGCGAAACTAGCGGTACACATTGGCGACATCGAGCCGCTCAATTACCAGATGACGATATGCCGTAAATGTTTGTGCGCCTGGGACATCAACCGCATCGGCGCAAATATCACTGTCGAGTTGCGCGAAAAAGTGGTAAAATAAAACTACCGACAGCGAGCAACGGTGGCGGGGCGGCCTAAAGTTTCGACTGACCGCCGACTCCGTCATGGCGCAAAGGCCGCCGGGTTCATCCGGTATCGGGCGGCGCCCGCTCCATTGCGTTTTACGCAGTGGAGTAAGACCTTCCCCCGCTGCGTTTACTCCCGTTTCGCGGCGGGGGAAGGGAAAAAATATGGATGATTTCCTGAAATCTTTGACTGAGTATAACCAGGCGACTAGCGCATTCGTCGCCGAGACAATGCGATTTATTCGCGTCCGTAATTTTGCGGACACGCTGATTTACGCCAATGCGTTTCGGCGTGTCCCTGCATGGTATGCACAAGATGGGTTACGGGATCATCCCGGTAATCTCACCGACATGACTGAGACCGTCGCGGTGTGGCGCAACAATGACGCGGGGTACTCCCGGAAGGGTGCCGGGAACAGGCTCATAACCTGAAATATGGTGGTTCGAGTCCACCCCCCGCAACTATGCTTAGACCAATTGGCGATGAGTTTGAGATTGAGTACGGAGACGGTACGCGCATATGCTACCGGGTTATTGACCATGTTTTAGCGAGTGAGTTTCCCGGTAGTCCTGTCGCGCTCCGGGAATCGGTGAAATGCGTTGGTATCGTCGTCGGTGCAGAAATGGCGGGTGTGTCTTCGAATCTGAGTGTCGGAGACGTGTTACGGGAATAACTATGACTTTCTCGCCTGAGTATCTCAGATACATCCATTCCCCGGCGTGGTACAAAAAGCGCCGCCGGGCCTTCGAGTTTTGGGGTAATCGCTGTCTGATATGTCGTGCTACCAGGAATCTCGAAGGACATCACGCGCTCGGCTACGCCCGCCTGGGCGCTGAGTGGGTATTCGAGATTATCCCGCTCTGCCGTCGCTGTCACAGTTTGATGACATGGGTGACACGCGCCTGGAAAAAGGTCGTGAAACCGCGGAAGAGGTAGGCAACAATTATTTTGCGCTAATCTGGAACGATGACGAAGCGCGAGTTCCGCTAATTAATTCTACGTCATCGAGAGCCTATTCCGTGTTTTCCGATAGTGGCTTGACGTATTACAACGTAGCGAGCGACACTTGGCTATCCCGCGCCTGGCGCTGGTGCGTGACGGTGGCGGGGAGGGTGCGGAGATGGATGAGGCGATGAACATTGACGACGCTGAACTTAAGCCGGATATAAAAAACGCAAATAAAGGGACTCAGCGCGGGCGGGGGTTGCTCGAAAAATCACTGCGCAAGCTGGGGGCCGGGCGCTCTATTCTCGCGGATAAAAACGGAAACATCATTGCAGGCAACAAGACTTTGGAGAATGCCGCCGAAATCGGCTTACCCGTTCGCATCGTGGAAACAGACGGGCGTGAGTTGGTAGTCGTCAAGCGCATGGACTTAGACCTGTATAGCGACCAGGACAAGCGCGGGCGCGAGTTGGCTTACGCTGACAACAAAGTCGCTGAGTTGGATTTGGCTTGGGACGAAGAACAGATAGCCGCCGACTTTGCGGCGGGCGTAGACTTGGAAGACTGGGGGATGGTGGATACCGGTTTTGCGCCGGTGGACGCGGAGCCGCAGATTGAAGCCGGGGATGAATTACAAGAGAAATGGCGAGTCAAGCGCGGCGACTTGTGGCAGATTGGTGAGCATCGGTTATTGTGCGGAGATTCTACGGCGTGGGAGGATGTGGGGCGGTTGATGGGCGGACAGAAAGCACGCATGATATTTACCGACCCACCCTGGAACGTTGCAATCGGGAAGGATAGTAACCCTCGCCACAAACAAAGAGACGGCCTCCAAAATGACGATATGTCTGACGATGATTATTCGACCTTTGTCTCGACCTTTGTCTCGACCTTTGTCTCGACCTGCGACGGCGACGTTTACTGCAAGGTAGCTTCAGAATACATGGATATTATTAGTGCAATTTTTCGGGCGCAAAAGTATCATTGGTCTGCAACTTTAATTTGGGTGAAGGATATTTTTGTTTTAGGACGCTCGAAGTATCATCGTCGTTATGAGCCAATATGGTATGGGTGGCACAAGAAGTCCAAAAGCTCATTCTGTGATGCTAGAAATTTGGATGATGTCTGGGAGATAGACCGCCCGCGAGTAAGTGAAGAACACCCAACCATGATGCCGGTAGACCTGCCTGCAAGAGCGATAAAGAATTCTAGCGTAGAAGGCGAGTTAGTTTACGAACCATTTGCCGGTTCCGGTACGACTCTTGTGGCTTGCGAAAATTTGGGTCGCAAATGTCGAGCAATTGAAATATCTGAAATTTATTGCGCCGTCATTCTTCAACGCATGACCGACGCTTTCCCCACCATCGAAATCAAGCGGTTAGACTGAGCCGCATACAAACATTTACAAACATGGCTAATCACAATCCACCTAAAAACGGCTTAGACAAACGCCCGACGGCTATCAATAAAAAAGGTCGCCCGCGTTCGTTCGACGCATGGCGCGAACTCGCCAAAGAGATCATGTCCGAGCCTGCCAGCGGCAAGGACGGCTTGGTGCTTATCAAAATACCGATGGTCAAAGACGGCAAACCGGTGTTTGACGACAACGGGCAGCCGGTGCTCGTTGACCACTATGCCACAAACGCCGAAATGGTGGCCCGCTCTTGGCTGAGAGACCCGAAGCGGCAGCAGGCGTTGACCGAGGCGGCTTATGGCAAAGTTCCCCAGGCACTCGCCGTGACCGGCGCGGACGGCGGGGCGGTGGAAGTCAACCACAACATTATACGGATAGTCAGGGACGATAGCTCAGACTTGGCGAAAAAATGACATTACGAGAATACGAATACCATCTGCCGATATTGACCGACGAAACCCTACGAGAGTTTGTCGAGGTGGCATGGGGGGTACGCGTCCCGGATGTACAGGTATGCGCCCATCACACAACCCCCTGGCGGGCTTTTTCAGATGCGTATTTTGGGCGCTACCCTGTTTCGGTGTGGCACGGCTCGCGTGGTTTTGCGGGGAAGTCGTTTACACTGGCTGTCTTGTCAATGACCGAAGCTGTTACGTTGGGCGCGGACGTAAATGTATTGGGAGGATCAGGGGAACAATCCAAGCGGGTACTGGAGCACATGCAGAATTTATGGCGCGGTGAAGCAGCCCCGCGATCTATGCTATTATCAGACGCGGCCACTACGACCCGGTTGAATAATGGCGCAAAAGTTCAGGCGCTCATGGCGTCGCAGGCAAGTGTGCGCGGGCCGCATCCCCAGCGGCTACGGCTGGATGAAATAGACGAAATGACTTTACCAATACTTGACGCCGCGATGGGACAGCCGATGTCGAAAAGTGGCGTACATGCTCAAACAGTGATGAGTAGTACGCGCCAATACAGCGATGGTACAATGCAAGAGATTTTGCAACGTGCGCAACAAAAGGGGTGGGGGGTGCATGAATGGTGCTGGAAAGAGACGCTAGAGCCACATGGCTGGCTGAAACAGTCGGATGTTGACCAGAAGAGAAACGAAGTAACGGCAGGGATGTGGGCTACTGAATACGACAACCAGGAGCCTAACCCGTCCAGTCGGGCAATTCAGCCCGCAGCAGTAGAGCGTATGTTTGACCGTTCGCTTGGCGAGTTTGAGGGCGCGGCGCATGAGTACATCGAAATAGAGCCGCCTATTCCCGGCGCGCGATATGCTACAGGCGCGGATTGGGCCAGAAAACAGGATTGGACAATCATCATTACATTTAGGGTGGATTGCGAACCAGCGCGGTGCGTGGCTTGGGAGCGCACCGCGCGACTGGATTGGCCGGTAATGTTGGGTAAATTAGATGCGCGGTTACTGCGATACAAAGGCCCGGCGCACCACGACGGTACTGGCATAGGTGACGTTGTTAGCGGATACCTAACCCAACCCGCAACGGGTGTTATAATGGCAGGGCGTCCACGCGCAAAAATGTTATCTGACTATGCGGCGGCCTGTGAAAACGGGGATATAATTTATCCATTTATCAGGTACGCTTATCAGGAGCATAAATTTGCGTCTGTGGAAGCCGTATTCGGTAGTGGCGAACATTTGCCGGATAGTATCAGCGCGGGGGCGCTTGGTATGATGGGATACGGTAAACCGATGGGCCGCGACCTGTACGCATTCAACGGATAGGGAAAAATGAAGAGAATCATATCCGCACTCATTCACTTTTATTACCGGCTCTATCGTTTCTCTATGCCCTATACTCGCAACAAAGAAATATTTTATATCATCATCGCACCGAACAAGCCGCAGGGGTATCGAACATCCGTAGAAGAGCAGGATTTGTCTGCGCTCTGCGTGCATTTGCAGGGCCAGGGTTATCATGTATACGTGAGGCAATAATGGCAACTTATCCAGCGAAAAATAAAAGCGCATATCCTGATTGGTATCTGGCCCACGCTCGCACAATGGCGTCGGAGTGGCCGGAATTAACGTTATCTCAGCGCATGGGGATGCTGTATAAGCGCCTGTCGTGGGTTGCCATTGGCGTGGATATTATCTCAGCTATTGCGGCAATGGCGGACAAACAGGTATATCGTGTACGTCCTGGCGAAGACGAGGCGCTGCCAGATCATGAATTGACGGCGCGGCTAATTTCTCCGAACGAGTTACAAACAGGGCGTTCTCTGATTCGACAGTTTATCGCAGATTACGTCCTGAATAATAATGCATATCTATGGCTCAACATTGTAGATAATCGCGTTATCGAAATGTGGCGAATACCAATGGCGAATATCGCGCCAAAGATTTCTGGGACACTAGGTATTGACGGGTATCTGTATGATCCTGGGGACGGGGGGGTGATATTGATACCGAAAGAGCAAATTATACACATGAGCGATTATGACCCGCTCAACATGATCCAACCAGAGAGCAGTTTGACCAGTATACAGATGACAGCTAGTAACGACATCTCAATGCAACAGTGGAGCCAAAACACGTACAAAGGCAATGGCCGCCTGCCCGGCATCTTGGCATTTGCAGACCCAATCAACAACGATGATTGGAAACTGATTGGCGAGGATATAGACAAGGCCGCGTCTAAAAACAACATTATGCGCCTGCGCTCTACCGGCCAGGGCGCGGTAACGTGGGTGAGCACATCCTCCCCGCCGTCTGATATGCAATTTTATGTTGGCCGGGATAATAGCCGGGACGAAATCTTGAATCGTGTCGGGCCAGGATTGGTATCTATGCTCTCTGCGTCCGCAACGGAAGCTAATGCCAGGAGCGGAAAAGCTACGCTGATTGACCTGGTTGTATATCCGATTCTGCTGACATTCTACGACCTGCTCACTCAAAAAGTTTTGTGGAAATACTACGGGAAAGAATTTGTAATCCGGCCAGACGACATCCGCGTAACAGACCGAGTATTGTTACTCAGCGAAAACAAGGAACACGCAAACGTTTTGACGGTAGACGAATACCGGAAAATATGGGGAGACTCGCCGCATGAAGACCCCGAGATCGGCGGGCAGATGTACAAGTTGCTTTCCGCTCCAACCCCCGAACCAGTGCAGCCCATATCCCCCGCAGAGAGCACCAATCCAGCGCTTCCCGCAGAGACGGCGGATAACCTGACAGACATCAACGCGGTGGAAGAACGAGTATCACAGAAAGCAGACATCTATCCGGCCATGCGCGAATTGGAAGCGTGGGAGCGGGTCGCGGTGAAAAGTGTAAAAAAGGCGATTGACTTCACCGCGCATAATACCCCCGCGCTGGTAGCCGATAGCGTGCGCGATAATCTGCGACGTGGCGGAATAGACATTGGGGATATATTCGCATCGGCGCGGCGCTCGTTGCAGTCTCAGCCGATGGTAATTGATGCGCTGTACATGGCCGTGAAGGCGCTGGAGGTAACGAAATGAAATGCCCTGTGTGTGACGGGAAAAAAGAAATACCATGTCCGGTGGGGTGCGGAAAGGATGGAAAGAAGGGCGATTGTGCTAGATGTCACGGAGCTAGTGTTATTGCTTGTCCGAAGTGCGCAGGAAAGGTGTTGGCGAAATGATGAAATATTTTCTTCTCCTGAGCGATGCGGGGGTATGGAAAAGCCCCTATGAATGGGTACTGATTTCAATCTTTTTTTTCTCGCTTGGTTTTTTTATCAATCGCCATATAGAAACGAGTGACGATAGGGCAAAGCGCTTTGTTTGCTTCCTAGCGGCTTGTGTATCTTTTGCGGTGGCTGTTTATGCCACTCTCTGATGAGATTTTCTATACCCTGGCTTGGTGCGATGTCAACGGGATCGAGATACCCGCCGACTTATTGACGCGCATCGAATCGGCGGGGATAAAAACCTACGAATATTACCGCTCAACGATAATAGCCGCCGTCCGCAGTTTGTTCAACGACAAAACAAACGTTGAGCAATTTATCGGCAAAATTACAACTGTGCTTAGTAACCAGTTTTTTGCGGCATGGCGCGAGGGCATGGCCGAGAATGGCCTGGATACTAAACGTGATTTCACCCAGGCAATGGCCGACGAAATATCGGTGCTAGTAAATTCAGAGCTAGACCACCTGCGAGATTTTGCGCTTGCTATTATCGAGGCGCGGCCAAACGAGAAGATTGATGATATGCTCAATCGTGGTGAGATGTGGGCAAATCAATACACAAAAGTTGTAGGTATCGCAAGGGTAGCTACTGCGAACGCTGGAAAAAGATTTAAGTGGATTGTCGGCGACACAGAACACTGTGAAACCTGCCTGACGCTGAAAGATGTCGTGGCGAAAAAAGAAGACTGGGAAGCATTGCGAGCGCGTGGGATTTACCCGAAATCGTGGGAACTAAAATGTCATGGTGTGCATTGTCAATGCGATATTGTGCCAACAGATGACCCGTTGACTGAGAAATCGTTGGTCGGAATAAAATACGACCCCGACCAGCCACGTGATGAAAACGGGAGATTTGGAAGCGGGGGAAGCGGCGAAAGCAGCAGCGAAAGTTACTCATCGTCTGATTTTTCCAGCGATGATGGAGATAAAATCCAAAGCGCTCGAAAAGAAATATTATCTTGGGATGATGACCGGTACGAAATAGCCGAAGCGGCGCTTGTGCATGTAAGGGATTACGATCAGGCTGGCGCGATGTTTCACGACGCAAACAAGAAACTTGTTGGAGTTGCAAGTTATGAAGTTGGCGGAAGAGATTTCGAGGATTTTGTCGAGATAAAATACTTGGCAACTCGTGAAACCGGGTATGGTTCTAAAATTTTGCACGACTTTGTGAAAATTGCGCAAAGCGAAGGCAAGGGGTTAATACTCAAGGCCGCAAAATCAGCGCGGGCATTCTACGAAAAAAAATGGAATGACGGATTTGGGCGACGACTACTTTGCATGGACAGCTTCCGAGGTTTCCGAAAAGAGTGTGGCCGAGGAGCCCGAAAATGGCGTTTTTGTTGGTGAGGTGAAAAAGAAAAAACGCAACCCGTTGACTGACGGCGGGGTACCGAATGTGTAGGAGAAAAACAAGATGCTACTAAACAACGCTATGATGCGGCCATTTTCTCGCATAAAACGTCATGAGTGGATCGCTTATCATTGGATGGATGTTACGTCCCTGGATGATAAAGAGCCAATTTTTATTGCGTCTCGAACACGTTCGCCAGATGAAGCGAAAAATGCCGGGGACAATTTCGATGTTTTTGCAAATGCAATGCGTGAGTGCAAAAAAATATCTTCTTGACATCGCACGTATTTTTGTGGTAAGATGATTTCAGGCTGGTGCTCGGGCTGACGACCTCGCATAACTCACTGGACACGATGTAACCAGCCAAAAACTTAATACCCCCGAATGCCAGAGGCCCCAACGGGCGGCGTTCTAAACACGGTACTAATCGTACCTGTTCGGAGCGCCGCCTTTTTTGTTGTCTAGGAGTTTTATTTATGCCAACGCCCGAACCGAACGAAACGCAGGACGATTTCATGAAACGCTGTATACCGATGGTTGTGGATGACGGTTCGGCGGGTGACAATGAGCAGGCCGTTGCTATGTGTATGACGATGTTTAAACAACAGCACAGCGAAGCTACGAAAGCCGGGGCGCGACATAGCGCAACCGACCAAAAGCATATCCAGGCTGCGCACGACGCGATTGTTACGGCTGGCGCAATGTGCCAGCCCGACGCTATGCCGATGAAGGCTGCCTCGCTAGACATGGAGTACACCGAATATAACACTCCTGAATTGGCAATCAAAGCCAACTCAGACATGACGCTTGATGTCTGCTATATGCCATACAGCGGACAGAATGGTGGTAAGGACGCGGACATGCAATACTTTAGCCCGCGCACCAATGAACACGCTACTAAATTCACTAACCCGCTCGTGCTTTATTATCACGGTTACAAGGCGCGGGGCGTCAAGCAACCCGTCCCTGTTGAAATTGGTCACGAGGCAGGAAAACGTTGGACTGACCAGGCCGGGCGCTGGATGAAGGTGAAACTTGACGAGACCATATCCGAGGCTGTCGCGGTTTGGCAATCTGCGCAAAAAGGACTAGCTCGTGCATCATCCGACAGTATTTCGCACTTAGTACGAGTTGCGCAAGACGGCGAAATTCTTAATTGGCCGCTGGTTGGCATAAGCTTGTTTGAGACGGAAACGGGAAAGCGGCCAGCAAACTCGTATGCTTATGCCATGCCGTCTGCAAAAGCATTAGGAATTAACATCCCCGATGATTTAGAAACACCGTCGCTCGATAGCGGCGATAATGCGCGAGAGGCCGCAGGGCATAGCGCGATTGACAATCAACCATCAACTGACAATCAAAAAGGAACAAAAATGAGCATTGACTTGAAAGACCCCGAAGTTCAGGCGGCTATGAAAACGATGGCCGCCGAAGCCCTGGCCGAATCGCAAGCCGCAGATAAAGCGAAGCTTGAAGCTGAGGCGGCTGTCCAGGCGCGTATTGACAACGCTGTGAAAGCTGCCACTGAGCCGCTTGTCCAGCAGGTAGCGGCCAGTCAGCGTTTACCGTTTGGCCGCGCTCCGATCCAGGCGCGTTTTGCTGACACTAATCGGTACGAGCATTATAGCGCGTCGGACTTAGCGATGCTCATCAAGCTGCAAAACGATGCCGCCGCGCTTCGCAGGCCCGGCGCGAGCGGAGCGAGTGTTGGCGCAATGAAGGCGCTGGCCGCCAAAATCGCGGAGGGCAATGACGTAACGGCTCGCAATGGCCGCGAAGCGTTGAAGGCGATTGGGGTAGACCCTGCCGCCGCGCTCGATGCGACAAAGGCGAACGAACTCAACTACACCACGCAGGTGGGGTATGGTGACGAGTTTGTTCCTACTGTCTACTCAACCGAACAGTGGGAACTCATCCGCAAAGAGGCCCAAGTGATGAGCAATATTCCCGGTAAAGAATATACCGGCCCTGGCGATACCGTCCAGATTCCCGTTGAGGGCGCCGACCCGACGTTTTATCGTGTCGGACAGGCAACTGACAACAACGCAACCACCGGCATTCCCGACAGCACCATTGGCAGTTCCAAAGTCGCGACTGCAAAAGATACTCTGACATTCGCGAAAATCGGCACTCGTCCGCAGTATTCCGGCGAGTTCGATGAGGACAGCCTGATTGAGTGGGTTCCTGAGTTGCGCCGGAAGGTTCAGGTTGCGTTCAAGGAGCAAGTTGACCACCTGGTTATTGATGGAGATACTGAGACCGGCGCGACTACCAACATCAACCATATCGGCGGTACTCCGACCAGCACCGGGGCGTCTCAGGATTTGTTTTTGACCCTGGACGGCTTCCGCAAACTGGCGCTCGTTACCAACACAGCCAACTCTCGTTCCGCTTCTGGTAGCTTGGTGGACACCGACTTCCTGAACACCGTGAAACTTTTAGGGGGCGCGGGGCAAAATGCCGATCCGGCCAAATGCGCTTTTATTGTTGACGGCAATGTGTTCTGGAAAGTTCAGGAAATTTTGTCGGTCAAAACCCAGGATGTATTCAAAAATGCCACGCTCGAAAACGGTATGTTTGCATCTATTTGGGGCTACCGCGTCATCCCGTCCTGGTTTATGCACTGGCGCTCGACCACCAACCCGCGCAAGGCCAACACTGCCGGAAAGGTTGACTTGACCACGCAGGCAAACAACACCACTGGCGCAATCCTGGCCGTCCGTTGGGATCAATGGCATTTCGGCTGGAAGCGCAACATCAACATGATCCTGCAAAATATCCCGAACTCCGATAGCTACCAGATGGTCGTTACTGCTCGTGTCGGCATGATCTACCGGGATGTAGAGGCCTCGGCCATTACTTATAATGTTGGGATTTAGGATTTTCTTTTTATCCACATCCTAAACAAAGTTTTTTGCAACGTCGGAGTGTAATCTCCGAATCAACCTGATACGATAGCCTGATCCGGTGTGAGCAGTGTTGCTCACACCGGGGAGGCAAAAGGATAAACACAATGGGTACAACTTTTGTTTTACGCAAAGGCGACGCTGTTATTGCCGATCTCGCGGATGGCCCGACTACTGCTGGCACAGTTGAGGCGAGCAAGGTCGTTTCGGTGGATGCGTCAAAAAATGTTGGGCGCTTTGAAACGATTTCAGCTGATGCGCTTAATCTATCGTCTGGAACACCGGCGAGTCATCCTATCAACATGGAAAGCCTGACGTTGCCTGCCAACTCAAACGCCATTCGTGGCGCGAGCGTTAATCCAACCAGAACTTCCGGGTGGATAAGTTTCAGCGGTACTGTTGGCGCTACGCCCGCCCAGGTATATACAGACTATCGGGAGCTACACACGAATGGCGTGGCCCAGGTTTTGGGAGCGGGTTTTTTCCCGTTTATGGATAGCGGCGCGAGTTCCAATAGTATGTTTGCTGTCCAGGCTATTTGCCAGGTGGATGCAGGCGCAACAGTTACGACTGCGGCAGGTGCGCCTGCTACGGGTATTTTTCCGGTTTTCGCAAAACTTTTGTTAAACGGAGAGACGTTTAACTCCGGTGGTGTGGCTGCGGCGATTTTTCTCGCCGTTCAATCCAACGTGACCGACGTAAGCGCCCAGGATGTCTCAGCTATCAACATTGAGAACGCATCCGGCACAACGAAGTCGCTGCTCCACCTGACCAACACGGCAAATGGTTTTACTAACCTGCTTTGGCTGCCAGATGACGGAAAACCGGCAAGCCTGACAAACGGCTCTGACCTAAACGACATCTCCGCTACTGCAAACGCGGGGTGGATCAAGGTTTTGATTGGTTCAACCGTCCGCTATATTCCGCTTTATGCGGCTAAGGCATAAAGGCGATGATAACCAAAGAAGACCTCGAGAGACGCCTGTCCGAATTGCAGAAAAAGTTAGACCAAATCCAGGCGAATGGCAACGCAACAATTGGCGCAATCTCAGAGTGCGAATACTGGATTAATAGTATTAGCGCGGTAAAAATCCCCACCGAAGCGCCGCATATTGAAAATTGAGAAAGTCAGGGGCGGATAGAATCCGCCCCTGATAAAAGGAATTATTATGAAAATACAGTTTTTAAAAGATTTTCGAGGATCCGAAACGGACGGTCTTTGTTTTTATCCGGCTGGTGCGATTGTGGAAATGCCGGACGGAAAAGCCCAGCAACTCGTGAGCGATGGGCACTGCGTTAAATTTGGCGATAATCAGCCTGCCATTTCTTCTCCTTACCCGACAAAAAAGGTTAGTCGAAAATGACAATGAGCGTAACTACTACGGAAAGACGCGGGCAACTGGCAATGTCCAGGCTCGCTAAAATATCGTTTGCCTTTGTCTCTGCCGCAGATGGGACAGCAAGCGGTACTACGCCAGAAAGATACACCGGCGAAGTTTGGCGCGTAGTATTTGCGCCCGGAACTGGCGGAAGCCAACCAACAAACAATTTTGATGTTGTCGTCAACGATGAGGATGGATATGATATTCTGGCGGGTCAGGGCACGAATATCTCCAACACTGCTCCATCTACTGTTGTTTCCAGCCTGGGCGCAGTGGTCAATGATACGCTAACGCTGTCCGTGACTAATGCCGGGAATACCAAAAGCGGCACTGTAATCGTGTACATCAAGGCGTGACATGGCAATTACGAACGGGTACGCCACACTCGCTGAATACAAAGACTTTTCATCTGCGCGGGGTCAATCCCCGCGCGTGGACGAGAGTGATGACGGCGTAATCGAAGACCTGATAGAGGCGACCAGCCGGTATATCGAGCAGCAAACCTGCCGATATTTCTACAAAGACACAGCGGCAACTGTTCGGTATTACACACCGATAGACAGTAGGTGTTGCAGGGTTGACGATTTCGTTTCCGTTTCGGCGCTTGCGACTGACATAAACGGGACGCGGGCTTACTCCGATGTGTGGAGTGCTACGGATTATGACATTGAGCCATTTAATAATTCCGTGCTGGGAAAACCGTATAACCGTATTTCAACAACTCCAAACGGGATATATACATTTCCCATTTTGAGCAAGTCGGTAAAACTAACAGCCATATTTGGCTGGCCGTCTGTACCCGTTGATATCCGAGATGCAACCCTATCCATCGTGCAAAGTAAGTATATGCTGCGCTCCGGTCAGTCTAGCGGCGGGAAAATAACTATCACCGCCGCCGGGATTGTTATTCGCCCGGAAGATGTCCCTCCGATGGCGCAAAAGACAATCGAATCGTACAGGCGAAAAATATAATGGCTGTCAATGTCAAAATCTCAACGGTTATCGCGAGTATCGCCGCGCTGAGTATTACGGATGTTACGGTTCTTGGCTTGACTGATATGCCAACTCACGGCAACTTGGCACCGCAGACGTTGTATCCAAACGCAGAAAAAGGAATTTTTGGCAAAGTCAACTCCGAACCAAAAACGCAGGGGTCGGGCGGCAACGAAAAGATAACGCTTGAGTATGACCTGTATTATCGTTACTTGCATTGTGCTCCGGTTGGTAGCGTTGGTGGCCTCTACGACATTACATCTGGATTGATAACTAATATCGCCACAATCATGGTGTCTTTTTTGACAAACGACACGGTGTCTGGCGCAATAAACCTGGCATTGACAGACGTTTCCGGCGCGGGAATTGTCGTTGATCCGGCTGGCAATGAATTTTTAGGATGTGATTTTACGCTAAGAATTACCGAATTTTGCGAGGTGTCGTAATGGTACAGGTATCAGTCAAAGTCGGTCACGAAGTTGATTATGTCAAAAAGAGACTGCAATCATTCGCCGGTATGTTACCCGGTGTTGCGAAAACAGAATGCAAGCGAACGATGCGGGAAGTCTCCGACAAAATGCACGAACCCGGAGATGTGCCGACTTACCCGATTAAATGGGTTAGCGAAAAACAGCGCCGTGCTTTTTTTGCCACAAACGGTTTTGGCGGCGGAATACCGCATAAGCGTACTGGGAAATACCAGGCTGGTTGGCAACTTCAAGAACTTCCTGGCGGCTATAAATTGTTAAATAATACCAATGCAGCCAAACATGTTGGCGGTAACGCAAAAGGACTATACCAGTCCCCAATTCATGCCGGGCGCTGGAATAAACTCGAGGATGCACTCGATAACGAAAAAATTGACGAATTACCAAAGCGAATAGAGACAGAAATTATCAAGGAAGCTAAACGGCAAGGACTATACAGGTGATTACATGCTAATCAAATTGCTTTGTCCGACAAAAATGATTGACGGCGCGATACTCCCTGCTGGCAAGATCATTGACGTAAGCAATGATCTTGCTCAACGGATGACTGATGGGAAGCTGGCTCAACTGGTCGAAGTCGAAGAACCATATACTGCCCCGGTGGAGGCGAAGGAAAAATCCAAATGACACTCACCCGAACGACTCAGCGATGGGCGCGAGTTTACATCAACGGCTATGACATGAGCGGATATTCCCGCTCGCTTGGCACATTGGATTGGACGTTTGACGAAGCCAATCTAACAGCGTTATCCGATGCGGCGAAGGGATATTTGCCGTATCTTTGTGAGATGACGCCAACGATGTTAAACGGTAATTTCGACAACACCGCCACGTCTGGCTTACATGTTATCGCCAATTCTCCGGGGGTTTCCAGAGTTGTAAGCATTCCGTTTGGAATGAACGCAGAACCGGCACAGGGGGATTATGTCTACTGCGGACGTTACCAGCAAGCCGGGTATCAGGCGAACGAAGACGGTGGCGCAGTCACGGTCTCCATCCCCTGGGCCGGGTGGGACGCGGCCAATCAGATTGGATACGAGACCCCCTGGGGGCGCATGTTGAAAGCCAAAGGCAACGTCACCGCCGCCAACACCGCCATTGGCAACGACGACCTGGCCGCCACCCTGCTAGGTGGGTACATGGTCTATCATGTTTTTTCGGGTGACGGGACGGCGACAATCAAAGTCCAGAAATCCACCACGACCAATTTGGACGGGTCTTTTTCGGATTTGAGCGGCGCTACAACCGGATCAATTGATTGTTCATCCCCGACATCGGGCATTATCGCATTGAGCAAAACGGCAACTATCGGTCAATATCTGCGCTGGCAGATTGCGCTCGGCACAGCCGTAAACGTTAATTTCTCCCTTGCCTTCGTGCGGGGAATTCATTAGTCAAGGAGTATAAAAATGGCCTCTGCTACTGGTCGAACAACTTTCAAGTGGATCGTTTTCAACATCCACGACGGAACGGCGCTTCGCAACATCCCGATCAACTCCCTATCCGCTGTTGGCGTAGTGTACGACGAACAGGAACTCACGGCATTCCAGGATGCGGTGAAGGGCCGCTTGCCCACTATGCCGGATGCGCCGATTGACTTCGGCGGCCCCTGGGATACGTCGGCAACGGCGTCCAGTCCAACGCTTTCGGGGTCTCACACTGTCCTGAGTGCGCTCAATGGCGTAGTTACCCCGCGCTCGTTGGATATTCGTTTTGGCATCCGCGCCGCACCAGAATCCGATTCTCCGCAGTTTGGTATCACGTCATCTTCGACAAGTGGATATATCATTACCAAATTCACGGTTGACCCTGCCACGATGATGTATAGCGCCCGCGCCGTGCTTGTCCCCGGTTCTGCTCTCCCCGCTTGGGGCACTACAGCCGAGACATAAATCATGAGCAAAACACTCGAATCACCTTACCCGGAATATCCGGGTAAGGTCACTTTCCCCGATGCGCTGACATTCCCGCAACTGCTCGCGTTCGACAATGCGCTTTTTGCAACTCGTGGTATTGCGACAATCGCAGGTTGCCAGGCCAGCATTGATGCCGTAAACAGCATCGTGGAATGGCACATTGACAATTTGCCGGAAAAGCCGACGCCAGAAAGTATTTTCATCGGACACCCGGTCATGGAAGCGAAGGCGCTTTATACGTGGGTGCTCATTGAGTGCATACGGGTGTACCGGGCAGAACGCGAAATCCCAAAAGCCTGAAAGTCAGCGCGTATCTGTACGCTGACGACCCGGCGAAAAACCAGAGGCCAGACGAATTGTTTTTGCTTGAGTTGATAGACCGCTTCGGCGTAGCTGCCACGATGGGGCGGTCTATTTTGTATGCCGGTGAAATGCTGCGGATGCGCACCGCTGAGTCAATTGTTAGCTCATACCAAAATCGGGCGCAAGCCGAAGATGGATGGGCAGGATGGGCGTCCAGAAATCCAGTTGCGAATCGGCTGTTGGTTGAAGCGGAAAAACTAGCCAATGAATGATGTCGAGTTTGCAGTCAGGGCCAATGACGAATTCTCCGCCACGTTGGAAAGCGCAACGGCGGAAACTGACACGTTTAACGATGCGCTTCTCAGGCTTGCGCAAAACGAGAAAGCCGCGCAGACGCTCGAAGATGCAAAGCGTAAATTTGACGGAATGAGCGAGGCCGAAAAAGAAGCGTTGATTGCAACTGAAAATCAGCGTATTGCGATGGAAGACCTGGAGCGTCAAACGCAAGAAACCGCTGACGAAAACAAAAACGCCGGAATGTCTTTTTCGGAACTAAATCAGGCAATGGAAGTCGTTAATAAAACAATACGCTACGCCGAACAAGCGTATAGCGCAACCATCGGTAAATCAATGGCTTATGCCGAATCTATCCGAAACATCAAGGTTGTTTCTGGGCAATCCGCCGAGGAAACCAGCCGCTTTATACAAGTGCTTGATGATTGGCAGATAAGCGCCGAAGACGCAATGGCAGCAACCCGAAAATTAACAGGCCAGGGTCTTGCGCCAAACATGGAAACATTGGCGAAACTATCTGATGAATATTTGTCAATCACCGACGTACAAAAAAGAAACGAATTTGTAATCAAAAACTTGGGCCGCGCCGGAATGCAATGGAATCAGGTGCTATTGCAGGGCGGGGACGCGCTACGCAAACAGTCGGCGGAAGTCAACAAGAACCTGATTTTGACTGACAAAATGCTACAGGAAGCTGAGCAATTACGCCTCGCGCAGGATCAACTAAGCGACACAACGGAAGGTTTGTCCATTGTACTTGGGACAAAGTTAACCCCGGCTTTTGCCGGATGGGTAGAGATGACCAGTCGGGCAATGCAGGGCACGCTACAAACAAGAATGGGGTGGGAGAGTCTGCTTATTCCCGGCGGTGCGTTGATAAATTTAACGCAAACCTACGGCGACGTAACAAACGAACTTGCGTACAATCTCAGTAAGCAAACCGACGCAACTAGAGACGCATCTGCCGCCAACGAAGCCGCGATCCCCACCGAAGAAGACCTGGCTGCCGCTAAACAAGCTGTCGCGGATGCCATCCAGGCGGTCACAGACAAAAACAATAATTACATTAGCCTGCTCGGAAATGTCCAGGGCGCGGAAGAGACCTACGCGGAAAATTACGCAAAGTTAGAAGAAGACCGCGCCAAAATTATGGAGAATATCGCCCTGCTACGACAGCAGGGGTATTCCGAATACGGCGAAACAATCCAGGGGGAATTACAAAAAGTTGGAGAGATAGACACAGCCGAAGCAAACCTGGCCGCAGAGCGCAAGAAGCGCCAGGATGAATTTATCCTGGGCCAGGCATTACAGCTTTTAGCAGTGGACGGTTTAACTGATGCTGAGCTAGACTACTACCTCAAGCAAGGTGTGGCTCTCGGTCTTTGGACAGAAGACTACATGCAAAAAACATCTGCGATTATTGCGAGAGCAAAATCAGTCGCAGGCGGTTTTTCGGAAGTGAAAGAAAATCTTGAGCACATCCCGCCCATAACGAATGTCACGCTGAATGTGCGCACAAATTACTTCGAAGGCAATCCAAATAACCTACCGCCAATCTTGCCGGGCGCGGGCGGCAACACCAACCCGACAACCCCGGCTTTTGCAGAGGGTACTGAGGGCTGGGAAACCGTGCCGCCTGGGTATAGTGATGACACCTACCCCATCAAGTTGTCATCCGGCGAGAAATTCAGCGTTATTCCTGCTGGGAAAAGTATCCCCGCGCCCGTGACCGAATCGGCTATCGGCGAAAACGATAACAGCGACATGCTGGCAGTACTTCGTCAAATTGCAGATAACACCATGAGCGAAGATGCGAAGACTGACATGCCGGATATTGCTTTGACCCCACTTCCTGCGCCCACAATGGAGTCATTTAGTTGGCGAGATGCGCAGCCAAAATACAGCGATACACGCTCGCAACAAGAGGGCGATTTTGTGTCAACCGTGTCGGAAAATAGAGCAGCGTCCCCCGTTACTGACCCGGCGCTCATCGCCGCGATAATGAGCAACAAAATAGATGAGGACAGATTGGCGCGAACGATTGTAAATGCAATGCTACAGGCTAACCGATGACAGCCGTTTTCCTGACCAATCGCGCGATTTATGCTTATCTATCTGCTGCCTGGGTTGACATATCCGACAGTGTATTATTTGCGTCAACAATTGTTTCCTCGAAATGGGGTCTCCCCGGCAACGGCCCGCTTGACCGGCTGGCCGATACTGGCTCACTGACATTCACGCTCAAAAATCCAGACGGCGAATACACGCCGGGTCACGTCAACGCGCTCGCCGATTGGGGCAAGGGCACGAAAATAAAAATCGTCCTGACTTACGCCAGTCAGGATTACATACGTTTTTACGGAAGGGTTGACAAGCTGAATGTCCGCATCGAGTTAGCGAATGGTGTATCTGACACGGTTTCTGTCACTGTTTTGGACTGGATGGAATATGCCATAAAATACCCAATGATCTCCCCGACGTATCAGTCTGACATTCAGGCAGGTGATGCGCTCAATACCGTCGTACTGGCAATGCCTATCCAGCCGCTCTTTACACAATACGCCGAAGGTGTAAATATATTTTCCGCGACTGGAGACAGCGCAACCATTCGCACAAAAGCATACACGGAATTTGCCAAAATTGTCTTTTCCGAGATGGGATATTGTTATCTCCATAAGGACTACGACAACGGCGAGCGGCTGATATTCGACAGCAACCACACCCGCAACGGCTGGAATGAGCTAACTACTATCCTGTCGTCGCTTGACGCGGTTATCAATAATAGCATTATGAGCGCAGACATCCGTTATGGCGACGGGATGGTTAATCGCGGTACGGTGCGCGTGTACCCGAAGCGCATTGATACCACCGTCAAAACGTTGTACTCATTGTCATCTCCAATCATGATTGGGCCGGGGCAAACGGTGACGGTGCGTGGCGGGTACACTGACCCGACAGGCGGCGGGGCGCAGGTCAACGCAATTACTAGCAGCATGATTGACCCGGTGCTCGACGGCAGCACTGACCCGTATCTCGTAGCGTTATTACCCTGCAATGGTACAGCCGGGTCAACAACTATAACGGACGAGACCGGGAAGACCTGGACGGCATACAACGGTGCGCAGATAAGCCGCACTGTAAGCAAATTAGGCGGCGGTGTGCTCTCTCTGTCTGGGACAAACGAGTACATAGACAGCGCCGACTCTGCGGATTGGGATTTCGGCGCGGGCGACTTTACGATTGAATATTTCGCCTACCTGCGCGACGAAACGAGCGGCGACGCGACGTTGGTCAGGGATGCTGCCAACGTAAAACCAGCGTTTATGATCGGATATTCAGACGGCACAAATATGCTGGCTTATTTCACGTCCGACAATGCCAATTGGGACATTGGCGATGGGCGCTCGATGGGCAAATGCGCCATTGACACCTGGGCGCACTATGCGATATGCCGTCAGGGGAATTGGTTTTACATTTTTAAGGACGGGCAACTAACTGATAAATGGTACTCGACGGGTACAATCGCGGCCAGCGCGTCACCGATAGAATTTGGGCGGCGGCTTGTTAGTACAGGGCCAAACGTCTATGCGTACCAATTTATTTATCTTGACGAAATCCGCATCAAAAAGGGAGAGGCGCTTTACACAGAGAATTTTACCCCTACTGCAATCCAATACCCGACAACGCTCCCCGGCGATTACCTGTTTAATGCTGTTGATGACGGGTCAGGCACAGATTTATCGTCCGACCTGGGGATAACCGCTACTTACGGCACGGAAGCGGTATCTTACGAACTGATAAACAACGGAACGGTAAACGGGTATGTAACTTACCTGCGGGCGCGTGGTTTCGGCATTTACAGGTATAACCCAATCGAGGCGTCCGAGGAGAGTTCAGCGTCATACGACGTTTACGGCTACCAAAACATCACGCTTGAGCAACAATACCAGCGCGAACTCACGCCGGGCCGCCATGAGATTGAAAAAATAGTCGAGTTGGAAAAGAACCCGCGCACTGAACTTTACAGCATCACCATGAATGCCAATCGCTCGGATGAGTTAATGAAAATGTTTCTCAACGTGGATATTGGCAACCTGGTACAGATCATCATTGACCAGGCCGATATTGACAATTGGTACTATGTCCAAAATATTTCCTACACCATATCGCCGGGAGGCATAATAATGTTTACTTGGGTCGTTCGCAGATCGTTTTCATTGTTAGCGGGATTGGCGCTGATCGGCTTACAGTTTACGGGGGCGGAGACCGACTCGGTAAAGTTTGGGTACTTGCCCGAAGTCTCGAACCTGACAATAAAAAGTATCAGCGCGTGGGTCAAAATAGATTCGTTCACTCCGGGGATGTGGATACTCAATAATTACGTGCCAGACGCGGGCGGGTACGCGCTGTCTGTTTTGGCGACATCGGGCAAGGTCTATTTTGTAGACATCCACGAGACCGGCGGGGATTGGCAAACAGACGCCGCCATTCCAACTGGCGAGTGGGTGCATATTGTGGTAACTCGTAACGCGACCACCGTCACCACCTCGCCGATCATTTACGTCAACGGAACATCGGTTGCAATTACCGAAAACACAGGCGCAAGCGGGGCGATGAAAGATGCTACCGGGGCGCAGTTTACGCTTGGAAATGATACCAATCCGGGGTATGTCGCGGGCGCGTATGCGGGCCGCTTGCGGGACGTGCGCGTTTATAACACGGCGCTGTCGGCTGGAAACGTGAGTACCATTTACGATGAAGGAATTGGCGGAACGGGAGTCACGGCGGGGATTGTGTATCAAGGGCCTACCGTGCGCACGCAGGAGTTGACGACGTACGAAGGTGCTACGCTGACCGATGAGGAGAAGGTGCTGGACAATATGTATGGCTATGTCGGTTCGCCGGTGGGCGTTCCGGGTTGTGAACACATTGGAGTTGTTTTACGGAATGTAGAGTCTGCGGTAGTACTAGAGCCTGCCCCATTACTTGAGTTACAACACAAAATTGAACCTGGCGCAAATAGAATATTGTTGGTGTCGGTATCCTACCCAAGAGACACTGGCATAGAGACTCCCACCTATGGCGGAGAAGCACTTACGCTTCTCGGTACGCAGGGATTCACGCTTCACACAATACGATTTTATTACTTGCTGGAAAGCGGAATAGACGCAGCGACATCGAATACTCTTTCTGTTGTAACAACAAATTTACAGGAGGCGGTAGCTGTTACGTCTATGGACTTCATCAACGTCAATCAAACAA